GTCTGCGACACCGTCAAGACGCCTGGCTGTCATGCCAACAACACCTGGCAATGATCGCCAGTATGCGGTGAGAGTGGGTACGCTAATCTCCGAGGCACCGGCCAACAACCCAGCCTTGAACTCAGAGACGACGCGATGCTGGAAGGCAAGGTCCAGGCCAAAATGCTCCTGCACACGAACACGCATCGAATCTGTGACGTGGGCAAATCCCGTGACTTCGCCAGATAAGAACAATTTGAGTTGAGGCAAATTGTACTTATGACTCTGGTAAAACTCACGAGCAATCGCGGAAATCCTTGTCCGTTCCCCGGACAAATATGCTCCTATCTCACGACGCAACTCGGCATCTATGTTGCCGAACTTGCTAAGCACGCAACCACAAATCTCAGAAAGGATTGGGGTGCCAGGAAAATCGATGAGGTAACTACGGCATTTCGCGACTAGCATCTTGATGTCATTCTTGGCGTCAGTGCCATAGACGCCAAGCCTGGTAAACACTCGGGATAATGCCTCGAGTGGTTCTTTCAGGCGGTAAGGAACAATACCACCAGACTCAGTGACTAATTCGACCGTATTGCCACAGAAATTCGCGTCAAGGAAAGACGAGAAACACTCAGCCTTAAGCTGGTTCCCATGTGATTTAGCAATACGTTCGAACTTGTCCATAGGGAACCCCTCCCTAACCGCTAATAAGATGTCATCTCCTTCGACGACATAAGGTAGCGGGTACTGATCGAAATAATCGGCAACATGCTGACCAGGGATTTCTTCTACGTCGCATAACATCGAGAACCACATACATATGTTCTCAATGGCGTTGCCGATGCTGGTCTGCTGAGTACCAGACAAGCGCATGACCTCGGCGAATATGGTACCATACCCGCCAGTAAGTACTGGGTTATTGGCAGCAAACTTACGCATCATGGCCCCAACCAGGGGCTGCAATACGATCGGTGCTGCATTGATGTAGATCGGGACCTCACATCTGATTTGTCTTTCTGAGGAAACATGACGTTCAAATGATGTAGTGTCTCCTTCAATAACATTGTCCTGACCAGTAAACAAGTCAGTGACACGATGTAAAACTTGGTCCTTATTCAAACCTTTGACCAAATGATCTTCGAGGGACTTCTTAATAGCTTCTTCACTCTTATGAAGTGCCGCCCAAAGCATTCCGCGGACAAAATGGTCAGGGCAGACTATCAGGCGTACCGCCTTCTTCTGC